TGCGTCATCAATACTCATCTTCATCTTCCGTATAACTCTCTAGATCTTCTTCAAACTTGTGTAGCCTGTTGATAAACTTATCTTCAAACCTGTCAAGTAGTTCTTCAGCGGATATTTCTAATGCCTCCACGAGATCATCAGCGTCGTAGCGCACTAGTATTCGTTCTTTAATCTCATCCATTGTCAGTGACATGATTCATATACTCGTCAACTGTGTAAAACTCAAAGCCTTCCTTATCGCACCATTGTCCCATTGTCATCTTCGCTCCCTTGCGTACTTTCTTGTTAGGATCAGACAGCACAAAAATAAGTTTGATCGGGTCTATACTGTCCCGTATCGCTGTGTATTTCTGTGTGTCTCCTGTTCTAAAAAATCCTTTAGTCTCTATGTAGTCGCCTGTCTTCTTGTCAACAAAGTCTGGTTTGTACTTCCTGTGCATCACGTATGGTACATCATATGGCTCATACAGGTATCTACGTTTCGGCGCTAGCTCTGCAAACTTCTTCTCTAGCCCTGATCGGTAGAAACTACTCTTACGTGATCTCTTGGACTTTAGGCTCATGAACCACCTCCGTTAAGAACCTTGGCCCGCTTGAGTACAGAAAAGTACGCAGTTCTGGATAGCATGAATGCTTGTACTGACAGTAGGAACAGTTTGCGGGTAATCGCATATTTCCACTTTTGCCGTCTGCTAATGGTTCCGCGCATACTGGTGGTATCTCCTCTGCCTCTACGAGCTTTTTTACGTGACGTATCCTTTCGGCAATGTCACCTTTGATGGTGTTGTACACAGGAGCCTCAGTGTCCTCTAGATCGTACTGTAGGTACGTCAGATGACCGTTAGACTTGTCCATAGCCAGCCAACCGAACTTGGTCTCACCTTCTGAATGTGCGTATGCCTTGATCTGATCGACGTACCCAAACGGATCATCATAGGCCAACGTAGCATTCTTGAACTTCTTGAAACCGTAGGGGCTTGCAGACTTGATGTCAGTCACCACACCATCAATCTTGCAGTCCATGTGACCAGTGATGCCCTCTACCTGACAGACCTTCTGCTCATCGGTGATCGTGTGTCCCGACATGCGGCACAAGAACAAGAGCATTTCCTCTATCAGGTGTCCGTACATGAACTTCACATACGTGTGCCCTTGGATCTCCTCTCCTGAGCCTGTGTCGTTGTAGTGGTGCCATAGGTATCTATCGTCTCTGCCTATGTTGGACAGGCGTAGCTTACGTCCGTCACGAGGCGCATCAGGCATAAACTCAGTGCGCATTAGCTGTTTAACGGCCTCTCCGAACTTGTCAATCTCTGCCTCAACGTCCACCGACTCACCGGCAGCTTTGGTTGTCATAAGCTCGTAGATGTCGTCCACAACTGTATTAACTGTTTTCATTGGAACTTTCTCATAGGCAACTCTAGTATAGCAGTTGCGACAGGGTGCTGAAGGTAGAACCACTCGCCCTTACGGGAATGGCTCTTGGCTAGTAGCTCATGTGCAAACTTCTCAGCCTCGCGTCGATCATTGACATCATATGCCTTGATTAACTCATAGTTCCGGTACGGGGAGCTAGTCTGATACTGCTTGAGCCTATCCTCTGCGTCCACAGCCATCCCCACTTTACACCAGCCGGGGAACGCTGGGTTGACTATGACGTACACCTGCCCTTCCTTCATTGTCTCGTAGGCTCCTAGAGCACTGAAAGCAGCGTCTCCCAGAGTCTTGTACCGTCCGGGCTTATGCAGCGGATGGAATTTAGAGATCTCCTTACCGTTTACCCACATTCTACGGGCATCTCTAGCTTTTACAGCAGCAGGGTTGTCCTTGTAGTACATAGGTTTTCCGGTATTCGGATTCATTTTAGTGCGTTTCTGCCCAGCTTGTGCCAATTTGATACTCCCCTGCAAGTTTGCAGTTTAAGTTAAAGTGTATACCTGCTGCCTCTAGACAAGAGACTGCAAGCTGTCCGAACTTCTCAGCCTGAGATGCTTTAACCTCTGACTGAACCTCATCATGGATATTGCCTACGATCTTATAGTCCATACCCCATAGTTTAGCATACTCATCCAATATAATCAACCCCTGTTTCATCACCAGTGCTCCTGCGCTCTGCAACAGGGTATTGAGTGCTGCATGCTCTGATCGTATCCATAGCCTTCTACCGTCTAGTCCATTGATCCAACCCTGTACTGCCTCTTGACTAATTCTTCCTTTAAGAGCCGCATATGCTGGGAGATTAGACATAAATCGCTCTCTAAGCAGTCTACCAGCACTTGCGCCTCCTCCCGCCACCGCACCAAGTTTCGCATCTCCTGCTCCGTAGAGTAGCGCGTAGATGAAAGTTTTTGCCTGATCTCTTGATTCAAGTCCCGCAAGCTGCTGGTTAGCAGTATGGATGTCTCCTCCAATGACTTCATTTGTGTAGTCCTCATCGTTCATGTAATGGGCCAACATGCGTAGCTCTAGGCCACTAGCATCAAAACCCACGAGTTTATACCCGTCAGGCACTGTCCAGCAGCGTCTACAGTCTTCACCGTAGGGTGCTCTGGATGCAGGCACCTGCGCCAAGTTAGGCTTAGCATGTGTCATTCTGCCGGTCACTGCACCGTTAGTATTGACCTTCCCATGCACACGGCCTGTGTCATCGTCTACCGCATCTATCCAAGACTGCACCTGTGCTATGCGTTTCTGAACCATCAGGTACTCTGATATTAAAGCTGCCTGTGGGATGTCCTTGATTCCCTCCAAGACCTTCTCATCAACCATAGCCTGTCCTGTCTCAGTGAACTTGCACGGCTTCCAGCCATAGTACTGTAAGTATCTGCCAATCTGCTGTCGTGACCCCAAGTTAAACTCAGGGTAGTCTACTCTAGAAAAAGGGCCACCCACGGTCTCCCAAGAGTCTCCCAAGAACTTCAAACCTACGACAGAGATGGCTCCATCCTTTTTTACTTTAGGTTGTATCTCCTTAACGAATGTTGGTAGTGGTCTGAAGGTATCCTGTACTGCATCCTCCAGATCGTTCAGTTTCTCACGTAGCGTAGAGACTAGTTCCGTAGCTCTCCTGCTGTCCAATAGCCAGCCGTTGCGTACCTGTTGCTGGGTGATGTCCTGCACCCGATGCTCTAGCTTCACGGACTCGTTACTGAACTTGCGTAGATCCCACTCCAGCTTATTGTAGAGTGCTGCTGTCACCTCTACGTCACGCTTGCAGTAGTCTATCATTTCCTGTGACAGGCAACTCCAGTCCTCATGGTCTCCCTTGGGAAACTGTAGCCTCTCACCCCATGCTCTCAGTGAGTGCCCCTTGTCTAGCTGTGGATTCGCTAGTCGAGACATGACCAGTGTGTCCTTAACACGATCTTTGTCTATCTCAACGTCCCACAGACGCTTCAGGACAGGAATATCGTAGCCCAGTAGGTTATGGCCTACCACATATCCATCGCCCTCCAGAGCGGCTTTTAGAGACTCAGGATCATAGTGCTCTTGTAGCACCCCGTCCTGCATCGTGACTACAATCCACACTTTAGTAGGCTTTAGTCCGTCAGTCTCTGCATCTAAAAAGATGGGACTACAGGGCATTTGGCACCTCCTGTGGTTTTGCTGTTTCCATCATCCTGCCAGTGACCTTATCGTACTTCAGCCAGCAGCAGGCTCCTGTTAGGCCAGCGTAGCGATTCTTGAGCACACGCACTGTGGTTGTATTGCGTATCTGCTCGTTGTCGTTCTGCTGGTCTCTCTCAAGCCCTATCACCATGTCCGATAGCTGTGCAATGGACTGAGAGCCTCGTAGCTCACTTAGGCTAATCTGCCCACCGTCCTCGTGTGCACGGCCCTGAGTGCGCCTCAAGTGTGACACGAGAAATAGTCCTATACCTAGCTCCTGCACCAGTGACCGTAGCTTGGTCATAATAGCGTCGATGGCCTTGCGCTCATCTCCATTCTCTTGTGCTGACACTACGATGGACAAGTGGTCTAGAATGATCCACTTGCAGTCTAACGCTTTTGCCATGTAGCGAACGCGAGCCAACAGATTGTCTTCGCTTGTGCTACCCCAGTGATCGAACAGGTAGTAGCGTCCAGTGCCCATGGTTTGCTCCCAGAACGGGAAGGCAACGTCAGGGTCTAGATCCTCCTCTAGGTGCAATGGACAGTCTGATGCAATGGACATGATGCCAAGAGCGGTACGTGCTATGTCTTCCTCCAGCGCGAGGATGCCTATGTTGTCCTCCGTCGCGTTTAGTAGGTAGTACTCTAGCTCGCGTACCATCTGGCTCTTGCCCATGCCGGAGCCGCTAGTGATCGTCACCAGTTCGTATGGACGGAAACCCTTGGTATGAGTGTTTAGTCCTTGCCATGGGTACGGTATGCTCTGCACCTTGATCTTACTAGTCAGTGCGTCCCATGTGTCCTTACCACTGATGATGCCATCGGGCTGATAGACCCTAGCGTCCCACCATGCACTGGTGAAGTCCTTGATCTTGTTAGCCTGTAGCATATCGCTAGCGTCCTTCATAGGCAGCTTAACGATTCTCAGCTTGTTAGGGCTAAATAAGTCCTTGACTTCCTCAACGGCTTGCTGTCCGGCCTTATCGTTGTCAAAGCACAGCACGACATTCTCGTAGCCCTCTAGCCACTCTAGCTGTTCCTTGATCTCCTTAGCAGCAGCGGAGGCACCAGAGCGTAGGGACACTACGTCGTACTTGCCACCGACCATCTCAGAGACCGACAGGCAGTCTAGCTCACCCTCAGTGATCGTCAGGTACTTACCACGGCCCTTGCACACCTGCTGACCGAACAAGCCGACACCCTCGACGCTACCAGTGACAAAGAAGTCTTTGTTTCTCACTAGGCGTACTTTGGTGCCCTTGATCTCATCGGCATCGCTGGCGTGATAGGGATATATGTGCTTCGATATTTTACCCTGAGAGTCATACTCAACCGTCACTCCGTACTTTTTGCACGTGTTCTGGCTGATACGTCTGTCAGGAATATCGGCAATGACTCCTGTTACTTCCAATTTTCTCCTCAATGGCGTAGGTTCTGCCATAGGTTTGTCCGCGGGTCTGCCTACAGCGTAACAGGAGAAGCAATAGCTTCCCCCATCACTGTAGACTGCCTTAGCATCGGAGGAGCCACACTTATCGCACGGCTCATGTCCGATGAATTTAGAGTGCTGAGTCAACGCCTGCGGCTCCCATCTCCAACACGCGAATACCGTCCATGTACACAGGCACGCCGTACACTGGGTGTTCATTCCCGTACTTGTACGATATGCGCACTGTGGAGCCAGAGGGGACATCACCTGCGATAGGCTCACCCTCTGCGTCAATGACACGCACCGGATACTTGCTAGCGAACTTACGCTGCAAGATAGCATCGGCACCCTCGCCGTAGGACTTCAAGCGAACACCCTTACTGGACAGTTCGTTGCTGGTCTCATCGTTGAGAGTCAGAGTCACAGTATACCGCCCAGTGTCCTTGCCTTCGTACACTTCGGTCTCTTTGATGTTAACAAACATCGCTTTGCCTTCAATTACCGCCATCTATAGTTCTCCTGTATGTAGCGATTGAACAATTGTGTATAGGTTTTTTGTCTATACACTAGTATTATACAGCCTGCGCTCCTACAATGCAAGCTCTTGTTGCACATATTCCCTATATTCTGGTTCCTCCTGTTGAAAAATTGCCTCATTAGACTCGTGTAGGCACTCGTCGCATAAGTCTAGAAACTCTCCAGACACTTTGTCTTTACGTTTTAGCTCGTGGTCTTCGAGTAATACATTGCATGCCTTGCATCTCATTAGTGTATCTCCTGTGCTGCGAATAGTCCGTCGTGCAATTGTTGCACTTCCGTTATGGTTCTGTTTTCTAGGTCGTGTGTCATCCATGATGCTGCCATGGCTAGTAGTTCCTGTACGCTGCATGCGTTCAGTTTATAGTCTACCAGATCACGTATCATTAAATCAAGAGGATCTAAGTTATCACTGGGGTCTGTTATGTCCTCATCATAGCTGTATGAGTCACTCATGCTGCTATCTCCTGTTGATTGAAAAACTCTAGACTGGCGTTAGTCCAGCGCATGTCGATTGTATCTGCTTTGCTAATGTAGTACAAGCGATATGCTTCGACTGCATCATATCTTTTGTACTCATCGGGCATGCACTGTGGTGGTGGTGTGTGGTCTATATTCCATGGCATGCCTTCTGGAGGCGCTGAGAGAGCTTCTTTGCACTTTTCTATGGTTAAGTGTGTCTTTCCATAGCGTCGAGTGTATTCGTCTCCTAGAGCCATCATGTGCGCGTAGAGCCACCTATAGTTAGCAGTGCATTCTCTAGCCCATACAGTGCTAGGGTGGTTCTTGTGTGTGCTTTTGTACACTGCACGCTCACTGCCAAACTCGTGGTGAGCCGTAGAGAGCATTTGTGCGCTCTCTAGGATCATTTTAACCACGTGTTTGTCGCACTGCTGTTGTGCTGCCCGTGTTGGGCACTTGTCAAGATAAAAAATGTTCATACCTCAAAAGCTCCTGTTATGTCTGTGTCTATCAAGTCTGCCAGTTCTTGCTCTGCTGTGTCAAGTATGTCGTGTGCGTATTGCTTCGCCTCGTCTTCTGATCTTGCAGATACGATCATCTCTACAGTCACCACATACTCTACCGGCTCGCTATCGTCCGGCTCGTGCAGCGCCTCGATTGCTCTCGTGTCACTGGTGGCGCGTAGCGAGTCCATGTGATCCGCTACACTCCTGCCACCAATGCTCATACCTAATTGCTCGAATAAATCCATAGTCTATTGCTCCTGTTCTTCGTTGTCTTCGTCTTCAATCCAAAAGTTAACACTGCCCAATCTGGTGCCGTACATGTCCACATTGTGCACACTGGCGTTGTGGTGCACTGGGCACTTGTCTAGCCACTGCCAGAATTCGTCGCTGTATAAATCCATTGTCTCACGTTCCTGTTGTTATGCGTTGTTGATATTCTCTATCAATTCCTCGATCTCGTCAACATGGTTTCGCAGTATTTGCCATTCCTGTTCGTCTCGCATCACTACGAAATCCATCACCATGCTTTTCTTGATCTTCTCTAATTCGCCTACAATCTGGTGTAGGCATATGCCGTCTGGTGCGCTCATGTCTCATGCTCCAATTGTTTTAATTACCTTCATTCTCTGAGCTAACACCCATGTGCCACCCT